CGATAAGCAAAGCTTGGCCGATCGGCATGGGTTTTGGGCAGGGCGAGCAAATACGAATGATTTTGGGTTTATGCATTTTACCATGGCCTTTCTTGGCGTTGGTGTTGGGCCTCGGCAGCTAGATCGTCCGCGCAAAGCTGGCAATGGCCGTCGTCGTTTAGTAGGGCATGTTCAATAAATGTATCGTCGCATTCGTCGCAACGGTACAAGTCTTCCTCATTGTAAAACTTGCCATCAATTTCCGTGATCAGGTGTTTCCAATCGTCATTGGCGTTTAATTCCGCATACTCTTCCGGGTCCAAGGGTTGCGCGTCCGGAAATGTCTCATAGGTCATTGTTTTGTCCTTTCGTTGCGATTTCAGCGGCAAGGGCGGTGTAGCCAAGCTTGTCCGCATAACTATCCAGATGTTCGGGGGTCTTAACCAAGCGGCATGTTTTGAGCCAATCGAGGCACAATGCGACCTGGGCCGCGCTGATATGGCTATGGCTGCCTAAAATTATCTGCCAGCCTTGGGCGATGTGCGTAAAGTTTAACTCGGCGTCACCGTAATCATTGGCGCGATGGCCGTTGATTAGAAGCTTGGCATGGTCAAGGATTGCGTCGCGTTTCATTGGGCGACCTCTTGCGTTCTATTGATTGCCGACCGGGCGAGGTTCATAATTAGCGTGAACGCTTCCCCGGCCTTTTCCTCGTCATCATTAGGCGCGCATCCTGATAAGTTTTCGATACGTTGCAATGCCGCGATTAAGTAGGCGTTCGTTTGTTCTTGCGTGTTCATTGGGTGGCCTTTCGTGTTGGTGGTTAAAATATCAGCCATGGGGCTATTAGCATGGCGAAGAATAAGACGGTGGTTGTGACGAATAGGATTGCGTCTTTGGTTTCGGGGCTCATGCGGCTCATGCGGCGTCTTCCGCTTGATAGTGGCTTGCAAGTTCGTACCAATTGACTCGGCCCAAATCTAACATATCGCGGATAAAGCCATTAGGCTTTTCGCCCATAAGCGCCTCGATATAATCTTCTATTTCTTCGCGCATTGCGGCGACGTTGATTGTTTCGCCGTCGTTTTGTCGGTCATGCCAATGGTCACCAAACCATAGATTGACGGTCCAAGTTGCGGCATTTGTCCAGCCATTGCATTTTGTATCGGTCATGTGATTGTGTCCTTGTGTGTGTGGTTGCGTTGTTATTATGCATGGGGCTTGCGTTGGTGCAAGCGGATAATGCAAGATTTTTTGTATGGCAAGTTATGGTAGCCGGTTACCGCATAGACCTAGCGTTTCTCACGCAAAAATGCCCCCAAAATCCATCATGATTATGCCTCTCAACCTGTGATGATAGTGTATGAGCGCGATCAACCACAAGTCTGTAAACCCCCATGTTTTTGTATCAAAGCGTACGTTAAAGTACGCTATGTGGGTGAAAGTGGGTGAACTTCCCTAAAAGACGTACACATACATGGGGTACTTGTACCCATGTATGTACGAATTGGGTGGCCTATTTTAGGCATGAAAAAGCCCCAGGTTTTACGCTGGGGCTGGGGATGGTTTATCGGACTAACCAGAACCTGGTTCCGTCTGGTGCTTTCCTCATTTTTGATCTGCATCCTATTTTATCTGCAGCCCTATAAATCTTTTTACGCAAGGCCAAAAAGCTTACAGATGATCCTGTATCGCCATGCGGAAAGAACAAGCTTTCCCCATCCTTTAACGCAAGAAACATGGTTTCCTCTGGGCTCGGTGCTGTTTCCCTTAACGGGGTGTTCGTGTCGATATGCATAACGTGTCGCTCCGTGTCGTAATTGACAACGTGTGTATATGACTTGTCCAAGGCATGAGCAACTAGGGCAAGCCACTCATCCCCCAGCACTACCAGGCGCGTCCTATTGATGGGTACCGCGATGTATCATGGGTACGTCGGCTGGCCCTATCGCCAAGGCCCTAGCGTGACGCGTGACAGGCTTGAGCGTGGGTTCGGGCACATGGGCATGGCTAGGCGTGCGTGGCTGCGGCGCGTGGATGTGCGACCAGGTTAGTGTTATGTTATAACGTACCACCCCTACCCGGCATCGATCCCGGTGGGGGGGGTCGTCGTATGTACATAGGCCGCCCCCACAAATGGGCCGCAAAAAACGGTTCTTGCTTTTTCGTAATACACATGTATATACGCACCTGTGTGGTGGTCTCCTCAACTAGGGGCTGGGCGTCGAGTTTACTCCGTCCGGCCCCGCTTTTGTTGACATAGCCAGTGTCAAGCCTTATTCTTGCAAAATCATCGAAAGGGCTACCATGCCAAGCAAATCCCCTAAACAAGCGCGTCTAATGGCTGCTGCGGCCCATAGCCCAGAATTTGCCAAGAAGACTGGCGTACCCATGAAGGTCGCCAAGGAATTTAATAAAGCCGATGCACGCCGTGGCATGTTGTCCAAGGCGATGGATGAACTAGAAGCCAAAGACAAACCCAAGGGCAAGTAAGATGGGCGGCAGGAATCAAACGACGTTTAAGTCCAAGGCAGAAGCCAAAGAGGGTGACCGCGTTCCGCGTGGTAGGCCCAAGGGCGCTGTAGGCAAGGCCACGGCCAATGCGCGTAATGCCCTGGCATTGTTTATCGAAGGCAACACCGACCGCCTTCAAAGCTGGCTTGACGAGGTGCATGAGCGTGACGGTCCCCGCGCTGCTTTCCAGTGCTTTTCGGACTTGATTGAATATCATGTGCCCAAGCTATCGCGTACCGAAGTAACTGGCGCGGACGAGGGTCCGGTTGAATTGGTGATTACGTGGTCCAACGAGAAATAAAGCTTAGCTACGCACCGCGTGAATCGTTCAAACCGTTTCACAATAGGAAGCAACGCTGGGCTTGTCTCGTTGCCCATCGCCGTGCTGGTAAAACGGTATCGGCGGTAAATGATATTATTAGGGCGGCGGTAACGTGCAGGTCGCCTAATCCGCTGTTTGGGTATATCGCGCCGTTTAGAAGCCAGGCTAAATCTGTGGCTTGGGATTATTTTAAACGTTTTTGCGCTCCGATCATGAAGTCGGCCAATGAAGCGGAACTCACAATCGAACTTATCAATGGGGCCAAGATCAGGCTTTTCGGCGCAGATAATGCTGATGCTATGCGCGGGCTTGGTTTCGATGGCATTTATATGGACGAATATGGAGACTTCCGGCCTTCTGTATGGGGTTCAGTCATTCGCCCAACATTGTCGGACAAACAGGGCTGGGCGGTCTTTGGTGGTACGCCAAAAGGCAAGAATCAGTTCTGGGATATTTTTCAAACCGCTAGGATGAACCCTGAAGAATGGTTTTGCTTGCGTCTGACGGCCACCGAAAGCGGTATTTTGCCCATGAGCGAAATAAACGCTGTTAAGGCCCAGATTTCCGAAGACCAATATATGCAGGAATACGAGTGCAGCTTTGAAGCGGCCATTCTTGGTGCGTTTTATGGTATTGAAATGCGTATTGCTACGGAAGAAAAGCGCGTTACCGAGGTTGCATACGATCCTAGCCTGCCTACACATACGGCCTGGGACTTGGGGTACCGCGATGACACGGCAATTTGGTGGTATCAGGTTATTGCTGGTGAAATTCATATCATTGATTATCATGCTGTGTCTGGTGCTAGCATACAAGAGTTGGCTAAGGTCATCACGCAAAAGCCCTACCATTACGGAACGCATTATTTGCCCCATGATGCGCGTGCTAAAACACTTGCGGCACAGGGTAAGTCGATAATTGAGCAACTTGGCGAATATTTAGGGGTACAAAACCTGCGTATTGTGCCTGATTTGTCGGTTCAGGACGGTATCCAAGCGGTTCGACAAATGTTATCACGCTGTTGGTTCGATGAACGCAAGTGCATGGAGGGTATTGAGGCCCTTCGCCAGTACGAACGTGAGTTTGACGAAGATAAGAAGGCATTTAGGGCGACGCCTAAGCATAACTGGTGTTTTACCGGAGATACAAGGGTATTGACACGTTACGGAATGTGTCAGATAAGTAACCTTCCGCAACAAGGAAAGGTTTTAACATCATGTGGTTGGAAAACATACCGCAACCCTCGCATAACTCGGAAAAATGCCCCACTTGTGATGGTCACGTTCAAAGACGGACTCACGGTGAAATGTACGCCGGATCATTTATTCAAAACGGAGAACGGGTGGAAATCCGCAGAATCCCTAACGAAGGGTATGCTGATCCAATCGTCCTTGACTCCCTTACGCAATATTTCGATGGCGGTCTTTTCCGTATTTTTCCGGCTGACAAATATCTTAAACGAGGCGGTAAATATCTTCATAGGGAAGCTTGGCGAGTCGCGTTTGGCACAATTCCTGATGACTGTCATATCCACCACAAAGACAGCAACAAAAAAAACAATTCTTTGGAAAATCTTGAATGCCTTCCTGCAAAAATTCATTTGCAAGAAACCCTTAAAAATAATCCAAAACGATCATTTAATGCCGAAGCTAGAGAAAAAGCATCTGATTGGCATAAATCGGAAGAGGGTAGACTTTGGCATAGAAGACATGCACAAAGGGCGCAGTCTTGGACAAAATGGAAGCGAGAGCCTAAAAATTGTCCGCAATGCAATGTCATCTTTGATTGTTTGGTTAGAAAATCAGGAAACACTCAAGTTTATTGTACGCCAGCTTGCAAAGTTAAAGCGTATCGTGAACGTGGGGACGGCGCAAAAGCATCTGCTCGTTATAGAAAAAGTGCAGGTTTTGAATGAAATGCAAAATGTTTGGTGCATGGACGTCCCAAGCGTTGAAGAATTTAGCCTTTGTAACGGTGCATTAGTTCATAACTGTTCGCACCCGGCAGATGCGTTCAGAATGTTGGCTATTGCATGGCGCGACGAGCCTACAGTGCGTACCGCGCCCTCTGAAAGGCCGCTTATTGTAGGTCCGGGAAATACTGCTACATTGAACGACATGTGGGCTTCCCATAAACGCATTAGGAGATCAAGAATATGACGCCAGTTTCTGAAAGTCAGAATTACAAGAATATTACGGCAACCACGACCGTGTTTACGGGCTTTGGTGCCATTCTTGGCATTTTCGTTGCCTCTGCATCGGCTACGCCAACCATTAAGGTCGCTGATGGCTCTGGCACCATTGTCAATACCTTTACGCCGCTGCCTGGCACGTTCTATCCAATGCCCGCTCGCTTTACGACTTCGCTTGTCGTTACGATCAGCGGCACTGTTGATTGCACCGTTTTTTGGTCGGCCTAAACCATGATACCTACCTGGGGCACTTCAACTGGTCGTAATAGCGCGGGTGGTCCTCCATCCCTGTCTTTGGATTTTTCCAATCAGTCGTACCTTTTAAACGGTACGGCCTATAATGCGTTTGGCGCGACCCCAGGTATTACGTTCTCACGCGGCACCAACGCCACGCTGATTGACAGCACGGGCCAGTTGACGTTTGCGCCCAGCAACATGCTTATCAACAGCGATGGCTTTGGCAGCGCCAACTGGGTCAAGGGCGGTACTACGCCCGCTATTGTTACCTCAAACACGACGGCTGCACCTGATGGAACGACAACGGCTGATACTGTCGTATTTGCAGGATCGTCTGTGCTTCGACAAAGCGTTACGGGTGTAGTTGGCGTAAATTATTCCGTTTCAATTTGGCTCAGGGCGGACACGGCGCAAACGCTTAGGCTTTTGTCCAATACGGACAATTCTGTCATTGCTAGCACCATTTGCTCGGTAACGACCGCATGGCAAAGATTTTCGTTGGTCAGGGTTATGCCTACTGGCGCGACAACCGTAAGCCTCCAGTTGGATGCGGTAGGCGCAACAGCCGGGACATACTATGCCTGGGGCGGTCAAATTGGTGCCGTGACGTATGAAACCGCGCCACGCCCATACAACAGCACCACGCCCAAGAACTTGCTTGGCTTTACCGAGGAATTTAACAATGCGGCTTGGGTCAAAACATTATCAACCGTAACAGCCAATTCTATTGCCGATCCAAATGGTAATTTAAATGCCGATACGTTTTCAGCAACGGTTGGTAATGCAACGGTTCTGCAAACCCTTACGCTTTTGGCTATTCCATATACGTTTAGCATTTGGTTAAAACGTAAGACCGGAACTGGTGCCGTTAGCATTACAGTTGATGGTACGACCTACAGCACCCAAACCATTACGACCGATTGGGCAAGATACAGCACCACCTTGACCCCTGCCGCTGGTTCAAAAACCATAGGCGTTAAACTTGCAACGCTTGGCGACGAAGTTTACGCTTGGGGCGCTCAGTTGTCCGACAGCGCATCGTTAGACACATATACCTATAACCCGGCGGCGGCTATAACGTCTGCGGCCTACTATGGCCCACGCTTTGACTATAGCCCCACCACGCTTGCGCCACTAGGCTTGCTAATCGAAGAAGCGCGGACAAACCTGCTGCTTAATAGCCAAACCCTGTCTACGCAAAACATCACAACCACGGCCCAAGCCTATACGCTTTCGTTCTATGGTACTGGTACAGTTACGCTATCTGGTACGTCCACGGCGGGTCCATTGGTCGGCACGGGCGTATTCCCCAATCGCGTAAGCCTTACCTTTACGCCTACGGCAGGTACGCTGACGCTTACGGTGTCAGGCACCGTGTCCAATGCACAATTGGAAGCGGGCGGCTTTAGAACGTCTTACATTTTTACCGCAGGTGCATCCGTCACCCGCTCGGCTGACGTTGCCACTATGGTCGGCAATAACTTTACAAATTGGTATAATCAGACCACCGGAACGTTTGCAGCCGCATTTGATGCCTCTGCCAATACCAATGCGACGTATATGTCTGCGTCTAATGGTTCAATTGTACAAAATTCTGTGCATATTGATAATGACAGCGGTAACATGCGAGCGGTTTATTATTCAGGGTCGGCAGAACAGGCCGCACTTGGATTGGGCGCTATCAGCACGGCTGGTGCAGCAAATAAGATTTCAACGGCATATGCGGTCAATGACTTTGCGGCATCGCGCAATGGCGGCGCGGTTGTTACGGATTCGGCAGGTGCCTTGCCCGTGTCGCTAACGCAATTGAATATTGGTACGGATGATCGCCTATCGGCAATCTATTATACGTCCGGTCACATCAAATCCATTTCCTATTACAATACCCGCCTTACAAACGCCCAATTACAAGCGGTGTCAGCATGATCGACCTTTATCTAAAAGCCACCAGCAAGGCCAAGATGGATGCGGCATTGTTGGCGTCGGAACTGTTTGAGGATTTTGACGGTGAATTGAATCCGGTTCACTCAGGCATCCTGATTGATAGGATTGGCACCTCGCCCGCTGACAGCGCCGAGCGCGGCTATTTCGTCAATGTGCGGCTTATCTATGCGGATGAGGCTCCGACGGCCTTGGCGGCCCTGCAAACGTCTCCAGCAACCCCTTGGCGCGTCTGGGCATAAAGGAACCTTTATCATGAGCAAGGCAGGTCTTTACGCCAACATTTTGGCAAAACAGGAACGCATTAAGCATGGTTCCGGCGAACATATGCGTAAGCCTGGCTCACCCGGCGCTCCAACTGCCAAGGATTTTAAAGAATCCGCAAAAACTGCAAAGAAGCCGTATTAAGATGACTGCGGCATGGACACGCAAAGAAGGAAAGAATCCCAAGGGCGGCTTAAATGCCAAGGGCAGGGCGTCTTACAAGGCTGAAACTGGCGGCACCTTAAAGGCACCGGTCAAGTCTGGCGACAATCCTCGCCGTGCATCCTTCCTTGCACGTATGGGCGGTATGCCAGGCCCAATGGAAAAGAACGGAAGCCCTACGCGGTTGGCATTAGCGTTAAAGGCGTGGGGCGCGTCGAGTAAACAAGACGCGAAGTCTAAAGCGGCTGCTATCTCGAATCGCAATAAATAACGGATATAACCAATGAATGTTCCTGCAACATCCACTCTACAGAAATATCTTGGCGTTATTCATTCATATGATAACGAGTTTAAGAAGTGGAGTGAGCGGTCCACAAAGATCATTCGTCGTTATCGCGATGATACGCGCAGCGCATCCGGCAATGAAACGGCCAAGTTCAACATTCTTTGGTCCAACGTGCAGACACTTGTCCCTGCCGTTTATGCTCGTATGCCCAAAGCGTCGGTGTCCAGGCGCTTTAGCGACAATGACCCCGTAGGCCGGGTTGCGGCATTATTGGTTGAACGGGCGCTTGATTACGAGATTGAGCATTATTCCGATTTCCGTTCGTCCATGAAAAACGCGGTCGAGGATCGTTTCCTCGGCGGACGCGGCACGGCTTGGGTGCGTTATGATCCGCATATCCGCAAGCAAGATGTTCCTGAAGACGGCTACCAGATCACTGAGGACGTTGAGGAAGGCGAATCTGCCGAGGGCGCTGAACAGTCACCGCTTTATCCTCAAGATCCCACAGCGGCCATGCAGGAGGTTCCTGAGGAGATTGAATATGAGTGTTCTCCTGCTGATTATGTCCATTGGAAAGATTTCGGCCATTCTACGGCGCGGACTTGGGAAGAAGTAACTTGCGTATGGCGCTGGGTCTATATGACCAAGGATGCCCTTACGGAACGCTTTGGCGAAGAAATTGCCAAGAAGATGCCGTTTGATACGTCGCCTGAAACCTTAAATAAGTCGGGCCAAAACAGCAAAAATAATGACCGGGCCAAAATTTGCGAACTTTGGGACAAGGAAACGCAAAAGGTCTATTGGCTTTCCGAAAGCTATCCAGACATTATTGACGAGCGTGACGATCCGTTAGGTTTGGAAAACTTCTTTCCATGCCCTAAGCCGCTTTACGCTACGACAACTAGCGACACGCTTATTCCTGTTGCCGACTTTGTTCTTTACCAAGATCAAGCAAACGAACTGGACATTCTTACAGACCGCATTGACGGCCTTGTGAAGGCCCTGCGCGTGCGCGGCGTATACGATGCTAGCCAACCTGCCCTACAACGCCTTCTGACCGAGGGCGACAACAATACGCTTATCCCTGTCGATAAGTGGATGGCGTTTAGCGAAAAGGGCGGCCTCAAGGGCGCTATTGACCTTCTGCCCATTGATACGCTGGCTGCGGTGCTTATTCAGTGCTACCAGGCGCAGTCGCAGATTAAGGGCCAAATCTACGAAATTACGGGCATTTCCGACATTATTCGTGGGCAAACCGCAGCGTCTGAAACGGCCACGGCCCAACAGATTAAGGGCCAATATGCGGGTCTGCGCCTACGCGCCATGCAAGACGGCGTTGCCATGTTTGCAAGCGAACTGCTGCGTATGAAGGCGCAAATCATTTGCACCAAGTTCCAGCCGCAAACCATCCTTGAATATGCGGGTGCGGCTCAAATGAGCCAGGCGGATCAGCAGATGATTCCGCAAGCCCTGCAATTGCTGCAAAACTCGCCCCTGCGGGCTTTCCGCATTGAGGTTGCAGCCGATAGCCTTGTTCAACTTGACGAAAGCCAAACTAAGCAAGATCGCATGGATTTCCTAAATGCGTTCTCCAACTTCCTGCGTGAGGCATTGCCAATGGGTCAACAGGCTCCGCAAATGGTGCCAATGATTATGGAAATGATGCGGTTTGGCGTTGGCGGCTTTAAGCAAGCTGCGGCCATTGAAGGCACCATTGACGTTGCCTTGCAACAGTTTGAGCAGGGCGCATTAAAAGCCCAGCAGGAGCCTCCACAGCCGTCTCCTGAACAAATCAAGATGCAAGCCGAACAACAGGCCGCACAGGCTCAAATTCAGGCTGACATGCAGATTGAACAAATGCGCGCCCAAACCAACATGCAGATTGAGCAGATGAAGGCTCAAGCGGCGGGTCAGATTGAATTGCAAAAGCAGCAATACGAGGGCCAGATCAAGCTTCAAGAACTAGCGGCCAAGGAACAATTTGAAAAGTTCAAGGCCGAACTTGATGCAACGACTAAAATTGCAATTGCTCACATTTCTGCCAATCAAAGCCCAGAAGCGCCAAAAGATGTTTCTGTTGCAGTAATTCCAGAAGGACAACAAGTTTAAGATGGCTAGGTATCGCGCAATATATGATTCACGCGGGTTGTTGTACGAGATTGAAAACGATGAAGTCGTTTTTATGCGTGATGATTATGGGCAAGAAACCGAATCAGGTCCGCAGGTCATTAGGGATATTGAACCATACAAAAGCATGGTCGATGGCAGCATGATTACAAGCCGTTCGCATCATCGTGAACACCTCAAGCGGCACAATTGCTTTGAGGTTGGTAACGAAAAAATGGAAAGCCGTCCAGCGCCAGTACCCTCGGCAATGGATCGGCGTATAGCGTTGCACCGTCAATTAGGTGACATGAGCGACCGTCAGGCCAACAAGATACTGGCGCAACTTAGAAAGTAAGGAATAATATGAGCATCGAAGAAACTGGTCACGAAGTCGACGAAACTGCCATTGATCGCAAGGAATTGCTTGCCCAGCAGTTTGACGAGGTATCTGAACAGCAAGACGATCCTGTAGAAGTTGAAGAAGTTGAAGCCGCTGAATCTGAAGAAATAGAAGAAGACGTTGAGGAAGAAGTCGAGGAGCCTATTTGGAAACGTCCTCCTTCAAGTTGGAAGAAAGAATTCCACGAGACCTGGCAGGGTGCCGATCCTAAGCTTCAGGAATACGCCTGGCAACGTGAAGAAGAAATGCGTAAGGGCGTTGAACCCCTTATCACCAAGGCCCAGTATGCCGATCAAGTGCAAAAGGCATTTGAACCATATATGGACACCATTCGCGGTAATGGTTCCAATCCTATTGACGCCATTAAGGGCCTTATGGAAGCGGATCGCGTTATGCGGTTTGGCAATCCACAAGAAAAGCAAAATTTCCTGCTTAGCTTAGCCAACAATTACGGCATTGATTTAAACGGCGCAGCGCCATTGCAAACGGGTCCGATTGACCCAAAGGTCATTGCGCTTCAGAACGAACTCAACAATATCCGTGGTGAAGTTTCCGGCTGGAAGCAACAACAGGAAGAAGCCGAAACGCAAAGTTTGCTTGGGCAAATTGATCAATTTGCACAAAAAGCAGAATATTTTGAAGAAGCGCGGCCAACTATGATCCAGCTTCTCCAAAATGGTATTGTCAACACTCTAGAAGAAGCCTATGAAAAGGCTATCCGCCTTGACGACAATCTTTTTTCTGAAATTCAGCAAAGCCAACAAGCCAAACTGGAAGCGGAAAGAAGGGAATCGGCCAATCGGGCTGCGAAAGCGGCTAAGGCAGCAGCGGTCAGCGTTAGAAGTTCCACACCAGGAGTTCCCACGGCTACCAAAGCGCAAGACAGACGGTCAATGCTGTTTGAGCAGTTCAACGGTATGAATGACCGTCTTTGATTTAACTGGGAGAGATTAATATGGCTTTCGCCAATTCCTCGATCAGCGACATCATTGCGACTAATATCCAAAGCCGCAGTGGTGAACTCGCTGACAACGTGACGAACAACAACGCCTTGCTCCGCCGTCTTAAGGACCGTGGTAACGTCAAGACGTTCTCCGGTGGTAACGTGATTTTGCAAGAAATCATGTACAACGACGCAACGACCAACAACACCAACAGCTATTCTGGCTATGAAGTGTTGAACGTGTCGCAAAACTCGCCAATCTCGGCGGCCCAATTCAGCATCACTCAGTATGCTTCTGCTGTTACCATTTCCGGTCTGGAAATGATTCAAAACAGCGGCAAGGAAGCCATTATTGACCTGCTTGATGGTCGCATGAACGTTGCCGAAGCCCAGCTTGCTAACCGCATTGGTAGCGACATTTACGGCGACGGTACGGGCAACAGCGGCAAGAACATCACGGGTCTGGCTGCGGCTGTTCCTGATGCGCCTTCTTCCGGCACCTACGGCGGAATTAACCGCGCTTCGTTCTCCTTCTGGCGCTCGATTAAGTATTCCGGCGTTACCGACGGTGGTTCGGCTGTTACGGCCTCCAACATTCAGCAGTACATGGATTCGCTTGCGGTCCAACTGATCCGTGGTACGGATAAGCCTGACCTGATTGTTGCCGACAGCAACTACTACCGCCTGTACCTTCAGTCCTTGCAATCCATCCAGCGTATTTCGGACTCGGGTTCGACCGCCGCTGGCGCTGGCTTTGCTTCGCTGAAGTATTACGGCGCTGGTATGGCCTCGGACGTTGTGCTTGATGGTGGTATCGGTGCTGCCGCTACCGCAAACCATATGTTCTTCTTGAACACCAAGTACCTGATGTTCCGGCCACACGTTGACCGTAACTTCGTTCCAATCGGCGGCGAACGCCAAGCCGTGAACCAAGACGCCATTGTGAAGCTGATCGGCTGGGCGGGTAACTTGACCTGCTCCGGTTCTCAGTTCCAAGGCGTGTTGATCGCTTAATCAAGGGAGATTTGAATCATGGCTAGTACGTTTGCTTCTACTCCCCTAATTGGGGTTACCTTTGGTTTCACCGAAACCACCCCCAGTTTTGCGGTTGGCACCCCTGTCCTCGGCAACAAGAATGACACCTGGGTTTATGTTAAGGCTACCGAATCGGTTGCCCTTGGCACTTGCTCGGTTGACTCGTCCTTCAACCTTACTGACGCGACTGGTTCTTATACCGCTGTAAACACCTTTGTTAACGGTGATTACGGTTGGGTCTTCAAGACCATTTCGCCTCTGTAATAATTAATGGGGGGCGGTCGTTGGGGATCGCCCCCCGTTTCTTATCTCCCTAAGAAAGGGTTGAATTATGACTATTCCTTCTCGCGTTTTGGGTTCGGGTAATTCCCCACTTGCAACGCAATCCATTTGCGGCACCGCCTCTACTGGCCTTACCGCTGCCGGGACCAATCTTGCAACCGCGCTTCAACTTTCTACTTCGTGGAACGTTGTCAGCACGACTGCTTCTGGCACTGGCGTTAAGCTTATGCCAACCGAAAATGGCGCAACCATGGTTGTTGCCAATGACGGTGCAAACAGCCTGACCGTTTATGCGCCTTCTGGCTCGACCATTGACGGCTCGGCGTCTGTTTCTATTGCGACCACTAAGCGTCGTATTTTCTGGGGAACCAGCGACACAACCTGGATCTCCGTTCTTGGAGCGTAATGTATGAATTTGGATAGCGATGTTTCTAACGCCGACTCCTTTATGATGGTGGAGTTTTACGAAAACAATTATGATTCTGATTATCCGGGGTCAATTTTTGTTAGGATTATGAATCCAGGCGACAAGACAAACATTGTAGAACAGCCTTTGCGGGAAGATCATAAGACCCGGTTTGCCCGCCAATGGCTACATTTCCAATCTAAAAACTCCGGCGCTGCCTTTATCGGTACGCCTTTAGAAAAGTGGAATGAAGATCGACCCGAAGAATTTAATTCTATGCAAATGTCAGAAATGCATATTCTTAAGTTCCAAACGGTGGAACAAGTTGCTACCTCCTCTGACGCTCAAATGCAGCGTGTTGGCATGGGTGGCTTTGGTATGCGGGAACGGGCTAGGCAATATCTTTCGGCCAAGAATAGGACCGAAAGCAATTCCGAACTTGAGAAGACCCGCAACGAACTTGATGAACTAAAGTCCCAGATGGCTGCGCTTATGGCTCAAATGAATCCAGAACCCCGTAAGCCTGGAAGGCCAAAGAAGGAAGAAACAAATGCCGAGTACGATGCTCCAGTTGGTGACGCAAGTCACTAATGAACTTGGTATCCCAACGCCAGTTTCGGTGGCGGGAAACACCAATCAGGATGTTATCCAAATACTCGCATTGATGAACGCTGGCGGTTATGAACTGTTGCGTAAAAGCGATTGGCGGGCACTCACGATGCCCAACAGTTTCTTTACGAAATATACAACGACCACCGGAACCTATAACACGACGACCCGTCAGATCACTGGTATCCCGAGTACCAGTGGTCTTGACACCACCTACATGATTGTAGGCAACGGCTTTCCCAACGCCACGTTTATCGAAAGCGTCGATTCCGCCACACAAGTGACGGCTTCAACCTATTCGACCGTGGATGCCACAAATGGCACCGTTTATTTCCAAAAAGTGAAATACGACCTTCCAGATGATTATGATGCTATTGTGCCTCGCACTCAGTGGGACAAGTCCAAACATTGGGAAATGCTTGGTCCTGAAGATGCCCAGCAATGGGAATGGCTGCTTAGCGGTTATATCAGCACCGGACCACGTATTCGGTGGCGTCTCTATGGCAATTATTTTCAAATCTGGCCCGGATTTTCCACCAACGAATATCTTGGATACGAATACCGTAGCAAGGGTTGGGCAAGGGCCGCTGACGGTTCCGTAAAAAATAGCTTTACGCTTGATACTGACACTTGCATCTATCCAGATCGGGTTATGGTTTTAACGACCAAGCTAAAGTATTTTCAAGCCAAAGGCTTTGATACGACGGCGCTTTATCGAGATTATCTTACAGAGCTTGAGACGGCTATGGCGCAGGACACCAGTGCGGCCAACCTTTCGTTCGCGCCAAGACCTGGCAACATCCTCATTGGCTACGACAATATTCCTGACAGCGGCTACGGGCGTTAAACGATGGATACGCGCCGACTGGTTCAACAGACTGTTGCAAATGTGCAATCGCTTCCTGCGCCTATAGGCGGATGGAACGCACGAGATTCGTTTGCAAACATGGACCCAGCAGACGCCGTAACGATGATCAATATGTTTCCCACCGTATCGAACCTTACGATGCGGGGCGGATATACGCGCTATACGACGGGCCTAGACGGCCAAGTCCAAAGCCTTATGACGTATTCGGGCGGCACAACGTCAAAGCTTTTTGCCATTACAACCACGGGCAAGTTATACGACGTTAGCGATGGCGGGGCTGTAGGCGCACCCAAAGTCACGGGCCTTAATGGCGGCATATGGAACTATATCAACGTAACGACCGCTGGCGGAAGTTATCTTTACGCGGTCAATATCGCTGCGCCTGATCAGCCCCTGCTTTACGATGGTACGACTTGGATACGTATTGGCAGCACTGGAACAATTAAAATCCTTGGTGTTACAACTACCAATCTTGGCAACATTTGCTTGTTCAAAAACCGCGTTTGGTTCATTGACCGCAATACGCTCAAGGCTTGGTATTTGCCAGTTAATTCAATTGGCGGCACGGCTCAAGAAGTAGATATGTCATCCATCGCTAGGTTCGGTGGTCACGTTGTGGCGCTTGACACCTGGACACTTGATGCGGGCTATGGCGTTGACGATAACCTTGCCTTTGTAACTAGTAATGGCGAAATAATTCTGTATAGCGGAACCGACCCTGCAAGCGCATCCACATGGGCGCTTATCGGTGTTTGGAAGCTAGGCTCGCCCATTGGCGGACGCAGCACCCTTAAATGGGGCGGTGACCTTCTCATTTTGACGTATGACGGCCTTATGCCTATGGCGGGGTCTTTGCAGTCATCCAGGCTTGATCCCCGTGTAGCCCTCTCTGACAAGATTCAGGGGGCCATTACGGAGGCAACTACGCAATACGGCGGCAACCATGCTGCGGTCGGTTGGGAAGTTTATTATACCGCTAAAAATAACGCGGTCTGGATCAACGTCCCCGTAGCCGACAATCAGCAAGAACAATACGTGATGAACACCATCACAAAGTCTTGGTGCAGGTTTACGGGCTGGGGCGCGTTTTGTTGGGAAACCTTCTTTGACGATCCGTACTTTGGCGGTGATGGCTTTGTAGGCAAGGCTTGGACCAACACCTATTCAGATGCGGGCAGCAACATTGCTACCCAAACTATCCAAGCGTTTAACTATTTTGGCAATCGCGGCGTTAAGAAGTATTTCACCCGTGCCCGGCCCAGCCTTTATACCAATGGTACGCCTAGCGTTTCGCTTGGCATGAACATCGACTTTGATGTTTCAGATACGACAACGCCTATTGCGTTTACGCCTACGACATATGCGGGTTGGGACACGGCGCAATGGGACAATAGTTACTGGGGCGCTGACAGCAGCGTTTCGAATATTTGGCTTGGCATTACCGGAATAGGGTATTGCGGCGGCATCCAGTTCAAAACGCTAAGTTCTGGTATTTCGGTTCAATGGGCCTCTACGGACGTAGTATATCAGCAAGGGTGGGCGGGCGTATGATCCTTGCAAATGAAAAGTTTGCCGATTGTTCGACCGAATGTGCCATGTTTGTCACGATGCATTGGGAAGAACTTTTTGGTAAGAAAAAGTTTCGGGCCAATTGGAAGGCTGTAGAAGCCTTGGAAAAGGCTGGGCAGTTTGCCTATTACACTATGCGTGACGATCTAGGCAAACTATGCGGCCATCTTGGCTATAGAATTGCGGATTGCCCATTCTTTGGATGTTTGACGGCTACGGATTCATTCTTTTATATATTGCCAGAACATCGTGGCACGCATGAAATTAGCAACCTATTGAAGTTTGCGGCAAAGCATTTACAGGCTTGCGGCATAGAGGATGTATTTGCCGCCCATCTTGTTGTAAACAACAAGTTGCCCGCCGCAATGGATCGCGCTGGTTATAGCTTGGTCAGCGCCATGTATAGATACGAGGGAGAATAAAATGTGTTTCCATAGCCCTAAAGCGCCAGACCCGCCTGATTATGCAGCGGCTGCACGGGAACAAGGCATTGCCAACGAGAAGGCTGCAACGCAGTCTTCGGTTATTAGCAATCCCAACATCATCAGTCCTTACGGCAATCAGACCGTAAACTGGACCGATACGGGTGCGCCAGGCGGCGTTAAGCAAGCCACTGTTACCCAAACGCTTACGCCCGAGGCACAGGCCACGCTAGATGCGCAACAGCGCGTTCAGCATAGTTTTGCCAACCTTGGCGAAACTGGCATTGGAAACGCCCAAGCGACTTTAAGCAAGGCGTTCAATCCTAACCTGCCCAATCTGCAAACGAGCCTTGATACGTCTGGCATTGCGTCTATGCCCGTCAATGCAGGGACGACAGGCCAAGCGGCTATCATGGCTAGGCTTCAACCCCAGATCGAGCAACAGCAAGCGGCTATGGCGCAACAGCTTGCCAACCAAGGCATTACGCCTGGCAGCGAGGCATACAACAATGCCATGCGCACCCAAGGCCAGCAGCAGAACGATATGTTGCAGCAAGCGGCTTTGCAGGGTCTTAATCTTGATATGGCGGCCAATAACCAAGGCTATAACCAAGCCCTGCAATCGGGCCAGTTTGGCAACACGGCTTTGCAACAATCTTTGGCGCAACAAATGGCTTTGCGTAATCAGCCTATCAATGAGGTCACGGCCCTTATGTCGGGATCGCAAATCCAGAACCCGCAGTTCCAAGCCTATAGCGGTACGAACGTTGCGGCGGCTCCTATCTTCCAAGGCGTTCAAGCCCAGAACCAAGCGGCTATGGACCTGTATGGCATCAAGCAAGGCGCGGCTAATTCTAATATGCAGGGTCTTACAAGTTTGGTTGGTGCTGGAGCAATGGCGTTTTAATGCTGGCATTGGCTTTCTCAGGCGGCAAGGATTCTTTGGCTTGTTGGTATTTGTACCGCAACCAAAACCCTGTCGTCATATGGGTTAATACGGGCAAATGTTATCCAGAAACGCTTTCGCTGATTGATGAGATCAGACGCGAAAGCAACAAGTTTGTAGAAGTTAACACCGATCAGCAGGGTCATATTGAAGCCAATGGAATCCCTTCTGATGTTGTTCCTATTGATTGGACTGGTCTGGGCCATGTTATTTCTGGTGATAAACCCGTAAAGATTCAAAGCTATCTGGAATGTTGTGCAGATAACATTTCAAGGCCATTGATGCGGGCGGCTAAGGAATTGGGTGTATCTCAACTGATACGCGGTCAACGTATTGACGATTCCCATAAGTCGCCAGCAAGACATGGTACAGTTATAGATGGGATTGAATTTATTCAACCCATCGAAAATTGGACCGAAAAACAAGTTTTTGATTTTGTAAAATCGCAACGTGGGTCTTTACCAGACCATTACAAAATTGAGCATACTAGTTTAGACTGTTACGACTGCACGGCCTATGTGGAACATTCTGCTGACCGTGTTGCTTGGATGAAGGAAACATATCCGGCGTATTACGAAAAGTATGCAGCCAATATGTGTGCATTAAAGTCTGTTCTGATGCCCATGCTGAAGAACCTGGAGCGTTATGATGTATAACCAGAACGTCAACCTTGCGGGCATGGCCCTTACGCCTGAAGAACAAGCCCGCTTGGGTCGCGCTCAAGCTATGCAGGACGCTGGTGCCGAACCTATGCAGGTCCAGTCCTACAAGGGCATCCAAGCCCCTGTGTCGGGCGGTGAGGCCATTGCCAAGGTCTTGCAGTCCTATATGGGCGCAAAACAAAAAGACGCCATCCTAAACAAGGGCATGGGCAATACGGGCATGTCCGTTGGCGATACGAACTATACGGGCGGCGGTAATGCACTTGACGCCATTACCGGGTCGCAGATTAATAAGCCTAGCGGTTCTATGGGCTTTCTAAAAAATCTATTTTCGGGATCGTAAAATGCCCAATATTAGCCTTACCGATACCGCGTCTCAACTTGCCGAACTTCAGCGCCGTCAGAGGCTTGCTGAGGCCCTTTCGGCTCAAGGTGCTGCACCTATCGAGGTTCAGTCCTACAAGGGCATCCAGGCCCCTATCTCGCCGTTCTCGGCCCTAGCCAAAGTGCTGCAAACCTATATGGGTGCGAAGCAAGCGGCTGATGTTGTAAAGAGTGAAGCTGAAGCACGTAAGACGGCGCGAGAGGAAGCGCAAACTGCGCTTAAACAATATTACGGTAATCCTGAATTTAGCAAGTTTGAAAATCCAGTGTCGGCTCAAGAAGCCGCCGTCCCTGCATTGACGCCTGTTGCACCGCCTGAGACTATTCAAATGGGTGGCGTTCCTATCAATGTAAAAGGCAATGTTACGCCAGTTGTATCCGCCCAGGGGCCTACGACATATAACAATGCTCAATACGTTGAGCCTCAAGCCACGCAGGGGCGTGAAACGACGCCGCAAGAACGCATGGCTATGGCCTTGCAATTCCAAGGCAGCGGCAACCCAATGTTGGAGCAAATGGCTCCGGGGCTGCTTGGCGAAGCTAAAGGTGAAGCTAAATCTGCCAAGGTCTTTGATGCTATTGGCAAAGCAAACCAAGCTGGTGCCGACCCTGCTATTATGAACGCATTTAAAGCTGCTGGTGATCCTAGCGGTGCTGTTTCTTATCTTGGTTCTATCGGACTTAAGAGGGAAGAAGCACAGGCTGCGGCTGATGCTTATAAAATTAAGGCGGCTGATACGGCAGCAGAACATAGGATACAAGAACAAGCACGGGCTGATGATCGTGAGGCTCAAAGAAATTTGACGTTTCAAATTGCTCAAATGTCTGATCAAACTCGTCGTGATCTTGCTGCGGCAATACAATCGGGTGCGCCTAAAACTACACAATCAGAACAGCAATCAGGATTTCTTGCAAATAGAATCCTTAATTCTGCTAAATTAATTTCTGATACAATTAAAAAAGATCCTAATGCAGCTAATGTAGGATTCTTAGAAGCTGCTGGTGGTTCTATTCCCTTTGTTGGGGGATCGGCGCAAAGAATAGCACAAAGTGGAAATAGACAAGCAATTTCATCCGCACAAGATGAAATCATTGATGCTGCTTTGACTTTAGCAACTGGCGCCGCTTATACAAAAGAACAAATGCAACAAAAAAGAGATTTTTACAAACCAAGCATAACTGATAAACCTGAAATAAAAGTTATAAAACAAGAACGAGTTAAATCATTAATACAAGATGCAAAAGTTCGTGCTGGTCCAACATGGACGCCGCAAATGGATCAGGCTGTTTCTGGTTTATTTCAGCCTATTGCTGCACCTGCGGCGGCCGGCAGAAAACTTAAATTTGATCCCAAAACTGGTAAATTGGAGCCTGTAAAGTAATGGCAATTACCGTTGAAGGCCCAGACGGCGCTGAAATTGAATTTCCTGATGGTACGGCCCCTGCTGTTATGCAAAAAGCTATGGCTGCACATTATAGTTCTGCAAAACCATCTTTTGCTGATCAAGCTGTTGATTACGGGAAAAAGCATGGCCGCGAATTAGCAACACTTGCTGGCGGCACCATAGGCGGCTTGGTTGCTGCGCCTTTTGCTGGACTTGCGTCTATTCCAACAATGGGCCTTGGTGGCGTTGCTACTGAGGCCGCTGGTGTTGGTTTTGGTGCGGGGATTGGCGGCCAAGCCTATGATGTTCTTGCTCAAAGAATGGGTTGGGAAAAACCTCAAACGCCCATGCAACAAGCTATGAATGTTGTAAAAGATGTTGCGGGAAATGCTATTGGCGTTCCTGTAGGACGTGTTGTTTCGGCTGTTGCCGCTCCTGTTGTTAGGTCAGTAGCGCAAAGTGGCGGTCGTGCGCTTGCAAATGCTTTGGCTAATCCATCGGCAGGAAAGCAACTTTCTCGTGCTGGTGTTCAATTGACGCCTGGGCAAATGACTGGCGGCGCTTTGCAGCGCATTGAAGATGCTTCTACTAGCATCCCTATTGCTGGAGACTTTATTAAAACCGCTCAAAAGCGCGGAATTCAAACTTATAATAAAGTTGCAATTGATCAGGCACTTGATCCATTAGGCGTTAAACTTCCTGCCAATGTCGATGTTGGCAGAAAAGGAATTTCTGCTGCAAATAAAATTGTAAGTAAGGCTTATGATGACGCCTTGGGAAATGTAACAGTTACGCCAGATGCACAATTTGCAACTGCGCTATCGGCGGCATCACAAACACCGATACGCGGTAGCTTAAATGACGACCTGCTAACTGCAATTGACAATATTAACAAAAACATTACCGGACCAATTAGCGGCAAAGAATTAAAACTTATTGATGAAGAACTTGGCGGCCAAATAAGAAGTGCTCCCAATACTCCTACCGGACGTGAACTTCAAAGCCGTCTTTCTGGATTAAGAACTGAATTAGATAATCTTTTGGCAAGAACTGATCCAAACGCATTAACGGGGAAGAAGGCGGCGGACGCTGCCAAGGCTCGTTTGATCCGCGTTGAAGAAGCGTCCGCTAGTGCAGGGGCGCCAAGTGGAAACTTTACGCCAGCGCAATTGGCTGCGGCGGTTAAACGGTATGAAGGCGGTCCCCGTAATGCAAGATATGCAAGGGGTGAGGCCCTTATGCAGGATTTATCAGAAGCGGGTTCTGAGGTTTTACCTAGAACTGTTCCTGATTCCGGTACCGCGCTTAGAAGTGTTGTAACATCTCCTATTGCTGGCTTAATTGCGGCAATTCCAACATCGGTTCCCGCTGCTGTTTTGTATAACAAAAACACCATCGGATTGCTTAACAAAATTTATGCGGCTTCAAACCCCGGCACAAAACGAATTGCTTTGTCAAAGTTGGCTGATTTAGCAACTAATGATAAGAACGTAAGAACGATATATAACGCTGTTCAGGCTGATTTGAACAAGGACCAAGAACAATGAGTTTCAACGGCACTGGTACATTCAATATCAACACTAGCGGTCAGCCTGTTGTCACGGGCACGACCATTAGTTCGACCGTGTTCAACGCCCTTACGGCTGACCTTGCCAACGGCTTGACCAACACCTTGACCAAGGACGGGCAATCGACCCCGACCAACAACATCAAGATGGGTGGATTCAAGCTAACAGGCCTTGGTCAAGCCACGGTGTCGGGTGATGCTATGTCCTACGGCAGCAACATCTTCTCGGCCAATCTAAATTATACCGGAACGCTTACTGGCGGCACGGGCATTATCGCCATTGGCACCAACCAGTTCTACAAAGACGCTACAGGCAATATCGGCATTGGTACGGCAACGCCTGGCGCTCTTTTGAACGTGGTTGCTAACGACACGGTGGATGCATTTCGCATTACCAATACGGGTACAAGCAATTCGTTTGTCGTTGAAGATAGCGCCAACCCAGATACATCGCCGTTCGTTATTGACGCAGCGGGCAATGTCGGCATTGGGACCGCGCCTATTACCGGGACACTTTCTAAGGTGTTTTCAAGCGATGACTTTACGCTTGTCGGCGGCGGTGGAAACTTTCTGTTCAATGCATACTACGATGTGGCGGGGGCTGCGTATAAGTACGCAGGGACAGGCTATGCATGCGGCATATACGAAAGTAGCGGCAACCTCTTGTTTGCCACCAGCACGACCTCTGGGACGGTTGGGAACAACATTACAAGCTTTGCCTTTAGCATGGGCATCAGCCCATCAGGCAATATCGGCATTGGCGCTGTTTCTACGGACACGTACAAGCTTGAAATTAACGGAACGGTGGGAATAAGCGCGGATGCTGTTTTTGCTGCCGCATATGCGCCTACGTCGGTCCGCAGCATAGGTTATCGGGGTGTCCCTCAAGTCGGCGGCGCGTCCAAGACGGCAAGTTATACTTTGGATTTGCCGGATGCGGGCTTTCACGTTTACACAACGGGTTCGACGGCTTCTCAGGTTATCGTTATCCCTGACAATGGCACAAAAGCCTTTCCAATTGGCACGACCATTTCCATCGTCAATGGCGCAAGCGTGACCTGGACGATCCAAATAGCCACGGGTTCAACAAACGTTTTGACGTTGGCTGGCGGAACGACCACAGGCGTGCGTACATTGGCCGTAGGCGCGGTTGCAACCATTATCAAGGTAACGTCAACGTCTTGGTATATCAGCGGCGTAGGGGTCACCTAATGAGCGGCATTGGCATGATGATGCTGGGCAGCGGCGGCGTAGTTGGCTTGGGTCCGTACTCAGGCAACGTCACCGTTGGCTATTGGACGCCTGGTCCCAGTTTTTTTAATAATTATGGTTTTAGAACGTCACTTGGTGGCAGCATTTCCCCTACTGCATGGGGTACAAACACCATAAACGGATTGTGGTGGGTAGAAACAAACATTGTAACCTTATTAGTCGCCAATACGGTTTCATTGCCAACTTGGACAACGCTTGTAATTGGCGGCGTTAGCTTTACTAGGGCGTCTGCAACGTTTAATGGTAGCACGCAATGGACTTGGAGTTCTATTACTTCAAACCCATTTGGCACAACCGTTGGCGCTACTAAAGCCATAACCATAACATAATCTGGATTCAAACAATGTCCGATCAATCAGTTGAAACCCAGATTGCTTTGATTCAGGCCGACATGGCTACATTGACCAAGGCCGTTGCCAAGCAATCCGAGGACATTACGGGTTTGGTACAGGCATGGAAAACAGCCAATGGCGTTGTGGCCTTTATGAAATGGCTTGCCAGTATTGCTGGGGCGCTTGCTATTTTGTTTAGCGTTATCAAACTCAAGCTGTTTGGCACCCATTAAGGATATTTGAAATGATCGAAGAACTTGTATCTCACGTTTTTGCCATGCGTAATGCCGCCCATACGGCGCATTGGGCTACAAAGTCATTTAGCGAACATAGCGCCCTTTGCTATTTCTATGACGGCCTGATTGATAAGATCGACGCCATCGTGGAAGCGTATCAAGGTTGGTATGGCCTGATTGGCGAAGTCCGCATCTTGATGATGCCCAAGGATGATATAACCAGCAAGATTCGGGATGAACTGGCTTGGATAGCGACCAATCGCAGCAAGATCGCCAAGAACAATACCATGATCGAAAACCTGATTGACGATCTGATGCAACATTATTCCTCAACCCATTACAAACTAGTGAACCTCAAATAATCAAAGTAAGGAACCTATGTGTCTTATACGGATGATGAGTTTGTCACGGCTTGGCAACAAAGTGGTGGAAGCCCAATAGCCGTAAGCGGCATCCTCGATATGGATATTCGAAGTATCTATAGGCGCAGGGCCGCTTTGGCTAACAAGGGCATAATCTTAGCAACAACCGAAAACAAAATCACAAAAGGCCAAGATCGAACCTGGCGCACAGACGTTGGCCGCGCCTATTCTCGCCAGAATGATTACCGAATTGACAACGGTGTCATTATCGTCTTTTCAGACGCGCATTTCTGGCCAGATCACGATCAAACCGTAGCCAATATGGCGCTGGTGGAATTGATCAAGGAACTGAACCCCAAGACCATTATCGCCAATGGCGACATATTCGACGGTGCGGGCGTTAGCCGCCATCCGCCGCTTGGTTGGTCCAAGCTTCCTTCCGTTAAGGAAGAACTTGAAATCTGCGATGAGCGGCTGAACGAAATAATTTTAGCATCAAAGACAAAAGCGGATTTGTTTTGGAATGTTGGCAATCACGATATGCGGCTTGACCGTACTCTTTGTGTCGCTGTACCTGGATTTGAGGGCCTTGTTCAAAGGCTAGACGAACGCTTCCATGCATGGAATTTTGCATGGTCCTTGAACATTAACGATAACACCATGATCAAGCACCGTTACAACAATGGCGTTCATGCGACTTACAACAACGCCCTGAAGTCTGGACGCAATATCGTCACTGGGCACCTGCACCGTTTGGCTATCACGCCGTGGGGTGATTATAACGGGCGCAGGTATGGTGTTGATACAGGCACACTAGCGGATCCGAATGGCCCACAGTTTGACTATGCCGAGAATAACCCAAGCCCTCATTGCTCAGGCTTTGCGGTCTTGACGTTTAGGAACGGCATGATGCTGCCGCCTGAATTGGTGGAAGTTATCGAGAACGTGGCCTATTTCAGGGGCCAGGCAGTTATAGATGCGTCAGGGGAATAAGATGTTTGGCGTTAATGATGCGATTGCCGCTGGCCTAAAGATTGTAGATAAGTTCGTTCCAGACCCGGCGGAAAAGATTAAGGCCGAGGCCGCATTGCGTGAATCCCTGCTGTCTTGGGATGCACAACAAAACACCGTCAATGCGGCTGAAGCCAATAACTCATCGATGTTTGTTGCCGGATGGCGTCCTGCCATTGGCTGGGTCTGCGCCATTGCCCTTATGTACCAATACACTCTGTCACCTATTGCGGTCTGGGTGGCGGGCATAGCCCATTACCCGCTTCCTACGCCGCCCTCGCTCGATAACAGCTTGTGGGAACTGATGTTTGGTATGCTGGGCATGGGCGGTTTGCGTACATATGAAAAACTAAAAGGCGTTGCTTCAAAATGAACGGTAACTTTGACGAATCCCTGCGGCTCTTGCTTAAATCTGAGGGCGGTTTCGTAAACCATCCAATTGATCCGGGCGGTATGACTTGCCTTGGCGTCACCAAGGCCGCCTGGGAGGCGTACACGGGCGAGATATGCCATGAGGCTGATATGCGAGCCTTGACGCCCAAGGCCGTCACGCCCTTCTACAGGGACAATTACTGGGATAAGATAAGCGGCGATGCTTTGCCTGAAGGAGTTGATTATGCGATTTTCGACTTTGCAGTTAACGCGGGGCCTATGCGTGCGGTTAAGGTACTTCAATCTTGCCTCGGTCTTGTCACGGACGGGGCAATTGGACCTAAAACCCTTGCTGCTATTTTAAAGAAAGATCAGGAAACCCTGATTGAAAAATACTGCGAGGCGCGTTTGAATTTCCTCAACGCCTTGCCGACTTGGAAAACATTCGGCAAGGGTTGGGAACGGCGCGTTGACGAAGTATCAAGACGAGCCAAGATGATGCTTAAACAAGCGTCCCATAATAAGCGATAATGGCGGCTTCTGCCCGTCCATCATGCTTTTTAAGTGGCCATTGGTGAGACTGGCGCGGCATAAGTTCAGATGCTCTTAGCCGCGCCCCATCCTTATCAGTCGGCGTCTTGGTAACTCTTTTCCAAACTTGCGGCGTGACCTCCACAATCGGAATAAAATTAGCCGCAACGGCCCCAATAACCACCCCGGCAGCGCGTCCAAATGTAAACGCCCCGGCGTGGCCATTTCCCGGCATAGATGCAACCTTTTCTATGATGCACCTGATGCCTTGATGTTTGGCCCATACGTCCAAGATAACCGCAAGCTGGGCATGGTCTACACGCCGCTTGGTGCCATCCTGCAAGGTGGGCATGTCAAAGATTTCCAATCCATCGTCAGTCAATAGAGCCAAGGCTCCAGAGAGACCTGGATCAATGCCAATGATGGGTGTCATTTTTTTCTTCCTTTGTATAATGGATTATTTTTTCCAGTTCTGTTTTTGCAATATTCAATAAAACCGGGAGCATTTAAATTTTCTTTTTGAGTTCCCCATGCAAGATTTTCGGGTTTGTTATTTTTTGAATTTTCATCCAAATGCATACAAATGTTTTTATTTGGCGGTGGCGACCCATGAAATGCTTCGCATACCAAACGATGTACTTTGTAAGTTTTATTTTTGTAAATAATTTGAAAACGTTTATATTTTTTATCAAACGCTCCAAAAATTGCGGTATTTCCATATTGCCTGTAACCGCCATATGGCATTTTTGCTTTGTATGGAACAACTTTAATCCTTCCATATGATGAAGCCATATGCGTTGGCATTGAAGGAATTTCTTTCCACACTTCATCTGTAAATTCTTCAAAATTAAAACGGGCAGATGTCATCAAAAGGCATTCCATTATTAGAACCGCGCTTGCGGCCTTCGGCCTGGCGCTTGGCGAGGCTGTCCCGTGGTTGTGTGACTTTTTTACCATGGGTGAAAATCTCGCCAGTTTCTTTGTTCTTGTATTCGATGAAGTTGACGCCAGCATCTATCGGTTCCGCGTTATGTACAAAGTCTGGAATCAATAGATGCTGGTCGCAACCCTTGCGCTGATCCGCGCCAGTCAAAAGCGTATCGGCCAATTCACAGCGCCATTTACCATCGGCAATGGGCGTTGAATGGGCGCATGTGCGGCAATTGACTTGCGCTGGCTCTGCATGATGGCAAAGCCGATACATATCGCAGAACTTACATTCCCAGTATGCAGGATCGTCGCTTAGTCTTAGTGGTGCAGTCTTAGCCTCAACAATCGTGTTGGCGCGGTGATTATATTGCTTAAACACCGCATTATCTGCGGTGATCCACTCCGTGTAGATCGCGTCGGTATTTTTGTTGATCGCGATATACAAGGCCGCGTCAAGCTTTAGCAGACCCATATAGACTTGCATCTGCGCAAAATGTTGTGGCTTTTCAGTCTCGACGCACCAGGCGGAAAGCTTGGTGAACGCCTTGTCTCCCATGGTTTTGCACTCGAGGACGGCCCAGACGTTAGGATTTTCGACAAAACCTTTTCCTACGCCATCGACAGACCCACCAAAATGACCCGAGTCATTGCGACAAGTAATCTGTTTACCGTTTTCTTCCACATGAAGTTCAACGCCAATGCCGCGAAGTTCCTCATGGATTCGGGCTTCCTCTCGATGCCCGGTATTAAAGAGGCGCAAAATACGCCCCTCAAATTTCGGTTTAACGGCCCAGCGGAAATTGAGCCATAGATATCGGTTGCAGTTATGCCCGATCAAGGACGCACCAAGGTGTTCCCGGAAATCCTCGGTCTTGGCTTCATACCAGCCAAAGATTTGGCTAGCGGTCGTCACCTGATCGGGCTTACTCATTTACTTGCGCTCCCAAGGCTTTGCGGCGGTCTCTGGGGCGTGTGCGCCAATTGCATTTTTAAATGGTGCTGCACCAGACCCAGCGCGCTTGTAGCCCATCACGCGGTTCCTGGTGGGGTCCTTGCGATCAATGTCCAAAACCAGAATAAACGGAATATCGTTAAGCTGGTCGGTGTCATCAAGCGATTCAAAACCGCAAGCGGCTGAGATAGCCTTAAGGTTTGCACGAGCGATTTGTTCGGCAACCTCGTTAGGGTTATGCAAGTTCAGGTTTTCCCAAATCTTGCGATCGGCATACTTGCCTTCAATGATCTGCATGGTCAGGGCAAGATATTCGCCCGTACCCGCCTTGGTGACCTTCATCTGGCTCTCTGTGACCATTGCCATGTATTCGCCCTTGGGCAATGGGGTGAAGTCGTTCTTAGGCGCTTCATAGGTGTTAATATCGAAATGGACCTTAGCCATGGTTTAGTTTCCTTTTTTGATGGAGTTAGAAAATTCGGACCAGATCATTGGTATGGTGTCTGGCAGTCCGTAGCGGTTCTTGGCCATATAGGCTGGCCGCTCGCTCGTAAACAACAATCTTTCGCCCGTTGAAATTCCCCGGTTGCTCGTCTTGTTGAATCCTACATCGTCCTTCTTGACAATGGTCTTATAGTTGGCAAACAGTACAGCATCCGCCCATTCACGCACCACGGAACTAGAACGCTCCTGTAGCTTGGGCTGATAGCGGTCGTATGGTTCGACCTCTGGACTGTCAAAGCGCTTGATAGCGGTATGGGCCAGCAGGATAACCGACATGCCCTTATCGTTACGCAAGGCGTTCAAACCGTCCAGAACATCGCGCCACTTTTGCGCCGCAATGATTGCGCCCTTGCCATAGG